CAGCCCTAACAGGAGTATCGGGAGTAGCTGCCCCACCAAAACCACTCATGGTGCGCAGTACGCTTACACCCGCAGGTGCCACCCACGTCGTATTAGACGTGAACGTCTCGGTAATTAGCTTGCCCCCACTGGCGCTTTTAGACGCGGCAGAGAACATCAGAAGTTCTGCCCGAAGGTAGACCCGTAGGTGTTGGTTCCGTCTTGGAAGAAGGAGAAGATGTCAATCTTACCGTTGACGCTTGTAGCAATCGGGGCGACTCCAGCGTTCCACTTCAACGTGGAGCCGCCGGCCCATGTCAGGGTGTGAGCGCCGCCGTACTGCACTATGATGACGAACGACTTACCTGCGACCGAGGCAGGCAGCGTGATGGTGGTGTTGGCGTTGGTTGTGAACCGCTGCACCGTGCCGTCAGATAGCGCAACCGTGAAGGAGGAACCAGCCGCAGGCGCATAAAGCGTCTCGATGTAGTTGGTCACCGTGGGGTTGGTGAGTGCTTGGTTTGTGATCGAACTAGCTACCGTAAGCGACGTCAGGTGCGTAACCGCATCCACCACGTTAGTGGCGTTGTTGTAGACCCACATGGTCTTGCCAGCCGGAACGGCGATACCGGTGCCGGAGGAGTTCTTGACCGTGATGGCGTCCGCGCAGTCGTTCTGGATGATGTACGCCTTCTCGATGGCAGGCACGATAAGGTTACGGGCTCCGCCCGTTGTACCGGTGCAGCGCAAGCGCATGTTACGCGCCGTCTGGGTAGCGTTGGTGTTGGTGAGCGTCAGCGTGACATCGCCGCTGGAGAAGGTGACATCCGCAGAGCCAGCAATAGCCTCCTCGATGGCGACACCAAGGTTGTCGTTCGTGACGTTACCCCACGTGGTGTTGTTCTCACCCGTGGCCATCAGCTGGATTTTGAGGTTGCTGTAAGTGCTCGGCATTTTCGTCCCTTACGTCGGTATCTCTACCCAAACTACCGTATTACCATCGTTCACCAATGTCCACGTACTGGACTGCGCGTCGTCCACAGGCTGCCAATTCGGCGTCTGGTTGTCGTTGATGACCCCCCAGATATTTACGTTCGTTATGCTACCGATGGCTTGTACACCCGTTGGGTATACACCAGTTGCACCCCGTACGGCAACGGTACCGACTTCGCCGGTAGCAGAGACACCAGTTACGAAGACGCGCTTGAAGACACCTACGGTGACGCTACTCACCTGAGCATTGGCGCTTACGCCGGTAATGGTAACAGCTGTAGCTGCATTTATGGTCGGTGAGCCTAGCTGCCCCGCAGCTGCGAGCCCTGTAAGCGTAACGACTGCGCCGCTAGCGATAGCAACAGTACCAAGGAGCGCGTCAGCAGCTACGCCAGTGACAGGGACATTTATAGGTGCAGTAGCCTGCACCGTACCAAGAAGCGCGTTTGCCTCGACCCCGGTGACGTTTACGCTGAAAGTGGCGCGGGCGTCAGCGATACCGACTTGACCAAATCCGGCTACGCCGTCCTCGATGATAACCGCGTCACCGCTGGTACCGGTGGTGCCTTGGAAGACCGAACCTACGAGCCCGGTTACGGTTATGTTGTTGTTGGTCTGAAGCGCTATGCTGCCAAGCGCAGACTGCCCCTCGACGCCGGTTACGTCGACAGAGATAAAAACGCCTGCGGCAGCCGTACCCAGCAGAGCTTCGGCTTGGACGCCAGTAAGCTGGACTTCTACGCTAGCAGTACCAAGGGCCGCGAACGGTGCTGTGGCGAAGGGGGTAAAACCAAACATATAGCGTTACCTCCTTTCTAACTGCGACACAGGACTATATCACGTAGTGGGTGGTGTGGGCCAGACCCGGCTGATGAGTTGCTCGATCATGGGGTTTCCTTATGCTGCGCCGAAGGCTACGCCCCTGCCCTCTCCTGCCGGCAGCGTGGCTGGATTGGTGAACTTCGTGCCAAAACCGCTGCCACTCCAAGGATAGGCAGTGATGAAAGGCGTTGTGAAATACGCCACAGCGATGGCATCGCCTGCGGGGCTGAACGCTACACCGTAGCCACCTCCAGTCGGCAGCGTCGCTGGATCAGCAAACTTCGTGCCAAAGCCTGAACCGCTCCAAGGGTAGGCGGTGATGAAGGGTGTTGTGTCGTGCGCCACGGCGATGGCATCGCCTGCGGGACTGAAGGCTACACCTCTACCGCCGTTCGGAGGCAGCGTAGCGGGATTGGCAAACTTAGCGCCAAAGCCAGACCCGCTCCAAGGGTAGGCAGTGACAAATGGTGAGGAAGCATGCGCTACGGCGATGGCATCGCCTGCTGGGCTGAAAGCTACGCCCCGACCGGTATTCGTAGGCAGTGTCGCGGGGTTGGCAAACTTTGTACCAAAGCCTGAACCGCTCCACGGGTATGCAGTGATACGAGGGGAGAAGCCGTGCGCTACTGCGATGGCGTTGCCTGCTGGGCTGAAAGCTACGCCTTCGCCATCGCCCGTGGGCAGCGTCGCTGGATCAGCAAACTTAGTCCCGAACCCGCTGCCGCTCCAAGGGTAGGCGGAGATACGGGGCGATGTGGTATGCGCTACAGCGATGGCATCGCCTGCTGGGCTGAACGCTACGCCTCTACCAGTGCTAGGGGGCAGCGTACCCGGGTTAGCAAACTTTGCGCCAAAGCCAGAGCCGCTCCACGGGTAGGCCGTGATGAAGGGTGTTATGCCGTGCGCTACAGCGATAGCATTGCCTGATGGGCTGAACGCCACGCCTACACCGTCGCCTGTAGGCAGAGTAGCTGGATTGGCAAACTTAGTGCCGAAGCCGCTGCCGCTCCACGGATAGGCCGAGATGAAAGGTGTCGTGCTGTGCGCCACGGCGAGGTATTCAAGTCGCGCATTCCCCGCAATCGGCCACAGCCCCTGCTTCGTCCAGAAAGCCGCCTCGGCAAGCGTCCACACGCCCGGAGCCGCACCGTTCTGGTATGGCCCAGCCGGCGTTACAGGGGTTTTGCGGATCAGGCCGCCGGGCCAACGGTTACTCATTAAAAATTACCCCGCAGGTGGCCAGACGATGTTAAACGGGTCGGTCTGTGTCTGCGGCAGGTCGCGCAGGGCTTGACGGTAAACGGCCCACTGAAGGTCGTCCGCTGGGGCATCAGCAAGTTGTGTCCAATCACACGCGGCCAGCTTCGTATTACGCTCTGCGCGGACAGTAGCCCACTGTGCGTCTGTCTCTTCAGTCGTCAGGTCCACTAACTTCCAGCGCTCAAAAAACATACCGTCCACGCTTTCCGGTAGGTCGCGTACCTGCTTCTTACCAACGGGAGCGATACTCGGCTCAGTCGGCTGCACCGGGAAGCAGTGATATTCAGCCGCGATGGCGTCGGTGATGTCTACGGGAAACTTCACGCCGGGGTTAGCCAGACGAAGATCAGTCAGGGTGTAGGGGTACACTGCCGAACCGCCGGGGGGATTTAAATAGTAGAACATTAGTTAGTCTCCAGTTGCTTGGCCATCACGTCGCGCATGATGACTTCCTTCGCCTGCTCAATGATCGAGCTACCGAGTAGTTCGCGCAGGCGATTGGCGAACTCGGCCATAATCTCGCAGTCGGGGTGCTTCTCAGCAATCTCTTGCAGCGCCAACTGGTAGTTGTCGATGTTGATCTGGTGGTGCATAACCTCGCGCTGACGGTGCTCGTAGGCGTCAGTGAGGATCTTGGTGCGTTCTTCGTTGAGGTCGATCATGTGTTGTGCTCCTTATGAAATCAGCCCGAAGGCAACGCCGTAGCCAATGGTGCCAGCCGGCAGCGTCGCCGGGTCGGCAAACTTTGTACCAAAGCCGGAGCCAGACCACGGATAGGCGGTGACGAAGGGTGAAGCGTTGTGCGCCACGACGATAGCATCACCAGTAGGGCTGAACGTTACGCCGTTTCCAGTGCCTGTAGGCAACGTAGCCGGATCGGCGAACTTCGTCCCAAAGCCGGAACCTGACCACGGGTAGGCGGTGATGAACGGTGAACTGCCGTGTGCAACGGCGATAGCGTTACCAGAGGGTGAAAACGCCACGCCGAAACCCTCACCTGTTGGTAGCGTTGCGGGGTTAGTAAACTTCGTGCCGAAGCTAGTGCCACTCCACGGATAAGCGCTGATGAAGGGTGAGATCTCATGTGCTACAGCAATAGCGTCGCCGGATGGGCTAAAAGCTACGCTAAAGCCATTGTCTGCAGGCAATGTAGCTGGGTTGTTACGCTTCGTTCCGAATGTGGTGCCGCTCCATGCATAAACGGTGACAAAGGGAGATGTGCTGTGTGCCAAAGCGATGTTATCACCAGTAGGGCTGAACGTTACGCCGTTTCCAGTGCCTGTAGGCAACGTAGCGGGATTGGCACGTTTACTGCCAAAGCCTGAGTCGCTCCAAGGGTAAAGTGAGATAAATGGCGTGGTACTGTGTGCTATGACGATAGCGTTGCCAGTAGGACTAAATGCTACGCCACGACCATCTCCGGTAGGAACCGTACCCGGATTAGCAAACTTCGTGCCAAAGCCAGAACGGGTCCACGGATACGCCGTTACATAAGGCGTGTTACCGTGTGCTATGGCGATTGCGTTGCCGGATGGGCTGAATGCTATACTACGACCAATCCCAGCCGGCAGCGTCGCCGGGTCGGCAAACTTTGTACCAAAGCCGGAGCCAGACCACGGATAGGCGGTGACGAAGGGTGAAGCGTTGTGCGCTACAGCAACGAAATACTGCGGCGACAACTGCCACAGGCCCGCCGACACAGCCTGAAGCTGCTGCACGAGCGACCAGACCCCGCTGTAATTCGGCATCAGAGGTTCCCCGTGTGGAAGGAGCGCGTGGTCATAGGGGTCTCCTTAGCCGGCACCGAAGGCGACGCCGTTGCCAAGGCCCGCAGGCAGCGTAGCAGGATTGGCGAATTTCGTTCCAAAGCCAGAGCCAGACCAAGGATAGGCTGTTACACCGGGAGAGCCGTCTTGTGCTACAGCGATAGCATCCCCAGCATAACTGAACGCCACACGGATGCCAGTAGCCGTAGGCAGGGTAGCAGGATCGGCGAACTTAGTACCAAAGCCTGAGCCAGACCAAGGATAGGCTGTTATATTTGGAGACCCCGAGTGCGCTACCGCGATGGCATCGCCAGCGGGGCTAAATGCTACGCCAAAGCCAAGGCCCGCAGGCAGCGTAGCAGGATTGGCGAATTTCGTTCCAAAGCCAGAGCCAGACCATGCATAGGCGGTGACGAAGGGCGATATGTCGTGCGCTACAGCGATGGCATTACCAGACGGGCTAAACGCTACCGTATTACAATTACCAGTCGGCAGCGTAGCAGGATTGGTGAACTTCGTGCCGAAGCCAGAACCAGACCAAGGGTAGGCTGTGACGCGGGGCGATGTGTCGTGCGCTACAGCGATGGCATTACCAGACGGGCTAAAGGCTACGCCGTTACCAGTACCCGTAGGGGTCGTAGCAGGATTGGCGAATTTCGTGCCGAAGCCAGAGACAGACCATGGGTAGGCGGTGACGAAGGGCGTAACATAATGCGCCACGGCGATGGCGTCGCCAGACGGACTGAACGCTACGCCTCGGCACCCGTCCGTAGGCAGCGTGGCAGGATCGGCAAACTTCGTCCCGAAGCCAGAGACACTCCAAGGGTAAGCTGTGACGAATGGAGTAGATTCGTGTGCTACGGCAATGGCGTTGGCTGCGGGGGTGAACGCTACGTTGCGCCCGGCACTCGTAGGCAGCGTAGCAGGATTGGTGAACTTCGTGCCGAAGCCAGAACCAGACCAAGGGTAGGCTGTGACGAAGGGCGTGTTGGTGGACCCCACAGCAATATACTGCGGCAAAGCAGGCGTCGCGCTATTACTCGCCCCACTCGCAGGCGAAGGCCCGTAGCTGTTCAGCGCGGTGACGCGGAACGTGTAGGCGGTGCCGTTGGTCAGGCCGGAGACGGTAATCGGCGATGACGCGCCAGACGCGCCGACGTTCCCCGGAGTGCTCTGCACGGCGTAGCTGGTGATAGCCGATCCGCCGACGTTAGCCGGCGCAGTAAAGGCCACAGACGCGGACGCATTACCACCCGTCGCCGTGCCGATGGTTGGCGCGTTCGGAGCCTGCAGCGGGTTGAACCCGACGCCGAGAATGCCGCCCGGAAACTTGCTAAGGGGCACTAACGCCTCCTGTTACGAAATGTCTTCCCACGAGCAAGTTACAACAAGATCGTTCGCCGTGCCAGCGATAGCGCCGATGCTCTCGTTTTCCTTGAGGTAGATCGACGTGGTCTTATCGACGACGATCAGCGTGGCGTCAGCCGGCACTGAGATCGTTGACGCAATCGCGAAAGCCGTGCCACCCAGTGCAGCCGCGCTGTACTTGTTGATCGTGATGTCAGCGGCGTTGGTGCCATCGACGTTCGATACAAGAATCGCGTTGATTTTCAGCACCTTACCACTTGATGCAGCGTTGCTGACGATCTGCGTCGCGGAGGTCGAGGTCAGCGATACGCTGCTGTTGTCGCCGAGAATGGATGTGACGTTGACAATATTCGGGTTGGCCATGACCTAGTTCCTCACAAGCCGAAAATGAGGGAAAAGGCGATTGCCTGCCCCTTAGTTGCGCCGCTGGCAGCCGGAGCCGCGCTCGTCCACGTTGTGCCGTTGCTGGTTAGAACGTTACCATTGGTACCGGGAGCGACTACCTGCACCGCCGATGTGCCGTTACCGAGCAGGACGTTGTTAGCCGTCAGCGTTGCAGCGCCGGTGCCGCCGTTGGCGACGGGAAGGATAGCCGTCCCGGCCTTGATAACTGCTCCGTCTTGGTACACCGACTCCTCTGCCGGGTATGTGACGAAGACGTCCTTGGTCCCCGCCGCAAAGTCTACCAAAGACCCACCGTTGCTCGACGACAACACCGTATCGCGCGATAGGGTCGTGCCGGAGGACGTATAGGTGCCAATGCCGACCTCCCACTGGGAGCCGCCAGCGATGGTGTAATAGGTCGTGTTTCCGTTGCCGACCGCAGTAAAAGACTGAAAGCCTGCCGGTGGAGAGTTGGCAAGCGTAATTGTACCCGTACCCGTAGAGGTCGTGGTGTCCTTTACGCGGTCAGCAAGGACGAGAGCCATTACTTAATACCGTTACGCACAAAAGCAGCCAGAAGGGCGGTGAACACCAGCTGTGAGGTATCAGCCAGCGAAGCGTCACCGGTCAGGAACTCAGCTACCGCTACGACGATAGCCACACCAGCGGTGATGTAGGTCTTATAACCAGCGAGCATGTCTTTTCTCCTTAGAGCCAGTTAGCGAACTTCTTCGTCTTCACCATGCGGTCGTCGAGACCATGCGTGCCGCCGTTGATGCGCTTCGTCAGGGCAAGGATAGCGGCGTCGTTGATACCCTTATCACAGATCGACCATAGCTTATTTTTATCGAAAAACCAAAGCGCGCTTTCGAAGCACAGCTCACCCGCCACGAGGTTCGGGTTCTCCATCACGTCTGGGCGGTCGATGTAATCCGAGAACGCCTTATAGTTCAGCTTGCCCGTGAGTTGCAGCGCGCCGCGCCCACGGTACTTCCAGCCATCTCCCGACCACTCATCATCGTTACCCATGCGGCTGGCATAGACGCGGTTGGCGATCTTCTGTGGCTGGCGCTCGTACATCTTGGCCATAGCGTCGGTCGGGAAATACTTGCCGAAGATACCACGTAGGCCCTTCGCGCCGTAGTTCAGGTTCTCGCTGAACGCGGTGAAGTTGCCGCTCTCGTGTGCCGTCTGAGCAAAGAAGTGCGCAGCGCGGTTAGGCGACAGCTTGTAGTAAGCGGCGGCGGCCTTGAGCGTGCCGGGACCGAACGCACCGTCAGCGGTGACGCCAATCTTTTTCTGAAGGTCTACGAGGCTCATTCGTCCTTCTTCTTATTCCAGAGTTCGAAGAGCGTCTTGATCTTCTCCTCCGCCACGCCAAGGCGCACGTCCATCTTGGCAAGGATGATCGTCAACGAGATGAACGCCAGCACGACCGGCCAGAGCTGACCAATCAGTTCAACTGTGGAGAGATTGCCGGTCATTACGCCCCCGGATTACGCCAATCCGGGAAGTCGTCCTCATCCACCACGCCGTCGCCATTGGCATCGTAGCGCAGATCGTTGCGGTACTTCTCCCACGGGGCCATGTCATCGTCATCGTCATCGTCTTCGACAACTGGGTCAGCAGGGCGGACCAACGGTACAGGATTAAACTCACCGACTTCTGGGTCCGGGTCAGGCTCGACCGGGGCGGGTTCCGCCGACTTGTCACGCGCATTGGCGTTGAGGCTCAGGCCACCCAGCAGGCCGACGAACGCACCGACGATGGTGTTGAACGCAGGGCCGATGATCTCAAAGACCTTATTGCTGTCCACGATGTGGTTCGGCGCGAACATGCCGGCGACCATAGCGATAACGACGACGAGGATGACCGCCGCAAGCGTCACGACCGCCAAGCGGATCGTGAACTCAATAGTGTCCTCGATGCCGTCGCGGCTGCTCTCGAAGCGGTCCCAGAAGCTCACCTTAAGCGATCCGGATAATGGCCGTCGTGTTGGTCGCCGTCGGGAAGATGATAGTAAAGTCACCGTCCGTCGAGGTCTTGTCCGAGCCGAAGTCCAGAACCGCCACAGCTGCGTTAGTCAGCGTGGTGTTGGCGTTCGAGTTTGCCGAAGGCGTGTTGTTGTAGATAAGCGCACCGCGAGCCGTGATGGTCGCGTTGGCGAAGGTCAGGTCCGAGAAGTCGGTGAAGCCGACACCGGTCGAAGCCGTGTTGTTAGACGTCACGACGCCAAGGTTCACCAGCGTACCGCCGCCAGCCGTGTAGTTGGTGCCCGATACTTCGTTCGACGCGCTATACGCCGTGGTGTTGGCGTCGATGCTGGCCGACGAGGTGTACAGCGCCAGCTTGAAGGTGTCGCCACCGGTAGCGCGAAAGTCATGAACCGCAAGGAGGATTTCCGCCTTGAAGCTAGTGCACATTGCTTGAGTAATTGCCATCTTAAGGTATCCTTATGCGTCGAGGATCGGGATTAGCTCTGGATGACCCGCCTGTTTAAATTTGTTCACCAGAGTCACGTTATGCGACCGCACCGCTTCGTGCATATAATGCACAAGCACAGCACGGATGCTGTCTTTGAAGGCTTCAGCCTGATCCCGGATAGCCGGATGCGTGTTGCTACCTACGTAGATGATCTTGTCCAGCGCGCGTTCGGCAATCTCTTCGGGGGTGAAGCCACGCCCCTCCGTCGTCATAACCATGACGCTGCCGATATCACCGCCTGCGAGTGCGCTAAACATATTACCTCACCGGGTAGCGGACTTGGCCGCTGCGATACATGTCTTCACGGTTTTTACCTTCGCTCAGCTGCTTCAGCAGAGCAAGCGCTTCGTCGTAACGCTTCTGGTACCCAGCTAGCACGTCGGCCTCACCCTTCATGAAGGTATACGCCTCCAGCAGAGCGCCATAGAGCAGCACGCTTTCGAAGTTGTCTCCGAGCCACGAGGTACCCGCAGTCGTGATGGACGGCGGGTAGTAGAAATAGTGCAGCTCTACAGCGTAGTTAGCGTCGGGCGTGGGGCCAAGGATGTACGAGTTCTCGTCAAAGTAGGCGTAGTGGGTCGGCAGCCCCTGCGTGTTGGGGTTGGGGTAGGCTCCCCGGATGTAGTTCACATCCTTGTTCAGCAGGTACTCATAGTTCCCGTCCCCGTCGATGACGGCCATGGAGAAGTTGGCCAGCCAATCCGAGGGCACTGTGAGGTACTTGTTACCCAGTGTGCAGTTGCCGGTGACGTTCTTGCGCAGGTCCAGCAGCTGAACCGCGTTGAAGATACGTTCTTCGGCGTTGACAATGAACGTGTCGATCTGTTCGGTGGACGTCAGGGTAACCGTTCCCGAGCCCGTGGAGTCGGTCCACGAGGTGTTGGGGAAGTCGTTTTCAACGTATCCCTTGATCGTCTCGAACAGCTGAGCGTAGTTCATCAGCCCATCTTCTTGCTGTGCCCGGTACCCTTGGTGGCCGCGCCTGTGCCGCGCGTCTTCTGGGTCTGAGTGTTGGCGATGTTGTTCGGATAGCCGCTATTGTTTGCGCCGATAGCGACCTTCTTCGGAGTGCCGTTAGACATGTTTTTTACCCCCGCGAGGACTTTTTCTGGTTGGCGATCTTAGCAAGATTCCGACCAAGGGTCTTCATCTGCATGTTGGTCTTGCCGCCCTTGGCGAGCTTGGTCTTCGGCATACCTTTGTGCATGGCGGCCTCGTGCTTATGCACGGCCTTCTTAACCATCGCCTTGTCCTGCTTGATGTCGTCCTTGGCCATCTTAGTTCTCCGTCGTTACCGTCACAGTGCCTACCTGACCCTGCATCAATAGCGCATTTTGCAGGCCAGATAAACCCAAGGGGTTATTAAGTCCGACCGGGGCCCAGCCCCATTCGATGACGCGACTACCGCCCGATGGCGTGCCAGATGCCAGCACGTTGTCGTTAGGCACTTCGCCCTGCGTTTCTTCCCGCAAGCCTGTGAGACCGGCTTGGTAATATGTCGTATCCGGGCGTGGATTGCGCAGCGCTTGCGGGTCATCCACGGGGTACATGCCCAGTTGCAACTGAGGCTGATCCGGCTCCCAGCACGTGGGGCACACCAAGATGTTGACGTTCTTCGTCTTGATAACGAGCTGCTTGAGCTCTTTGAGCTTGTAGCGAAACCCACAGCGGTCGCACTGTGAGATTGCCCTTTTGCCGGAGGCAAAGCGATTAGGCACTTATATCCTCCTTCACTGCCGAAGCCGTCTTCATCGACGCCCGGATGTCTCTGAGTTTTTGCCCTATCTCCATACGACGGTTATGAACCTCGTCAGGTAGGGGGTTATAGGGACCCGCATATTTCCTACCGTCTGCCGACGTAAGTGGGTACTGGAGCGCTAACTCTACTTGCTCCTTCTTCACTACCACATAAGGGGCTATGGCTTCAAGGAACGCTATCGCATCTTTACTGCGTACGCGCCACACGTAGCATACAGAGTTGTTCATGTGGTGCCGCCGACTCTTGGTTATCGGCGTTATATTACCGCCAAAATGCTCCTTGAACAGATTCAGGCACGGTGTAGACGTCTGAGTAACGGACGCGGTTAGCAAGTTACGTACTCTACGCCGAGTGTTTTTGTTCTTGGATATCTCAACAAAAACAGAGCCTTCGCCGTCGAAAAACCCCGCAGCCCATGCCAAGAACAATGGGCCATGGGGCATAACCTATCGGAAATACTGGCGTGGGGCGATACGTAGCGGGGCCTTCTCGCGGTCCTCGTCCGATGCTTCCAGCCACAGCTCGTCATACATTGCCTTGAGGCCCATAGACCGCTCCAGCGCACCGGGCAGTTTCAGCGACAGGTGATACGCCAGACCGGCCACAAGGCACGGGATGAAGCGGAAGGGGATGTCCTGCGTCACGAGGCCGTTGGTGCCAGCATCTTGGATGCGCCGCAGCCGCCAGTAGACGAACGTGTAGTAGTTGCTCTGCTCCGGAGCCGGCCAGACATTGATCTGCGGATGGTCCACGCCTGTGGTGGTGTTTGTCCCTGCTGGGCGTCCACCCGGCGGATAGGTCGCGCCTGACTGGCG